CATGCCGACGGACCGGTCCGCCGGTTCCCAATCGACAAAGCAAAGCAATTCAGTATCGCCATGCGAGTATGTGTACGGCCAGAGGTGCTGTGGCCACTGCGGGCCGCTAATATCAGTTTGCGTTTTCATCAGTCAGAATCTCCATGAGCGGGATTGTTGGGTCGTATAACGCCGTGCCTGAATAGTTCAGATTGTCATATTCGGTTTTGATAAGCATGTTCAGCCCTTCAAATTGGCGGACGTAATCGCCGGTTGACATCGTGCCGGCGTAATCTTTGGGGAATTTGCGTATATCTTTCGGCTTTGCCGGTTTCCATGGCTTGCGGGCCGCTTTCGCCCATGCGATCGGGTCTTTGTCGAATTTCACTTTGTACGTAGCGCCGTCAATGTTTAATGTCTGCATGATTAAACCCTCTCAAATTGTATGCGGTCCATTCGGACCAGATTTGACGTCAATACCCTGGCCGATAGGCCGGGCCGGTCCCATTCGATTGTGGCAATGTCCAGGCCGTTAGACACCGGCGATAGGCTGATAATGCGGCCAGTGGCATGCGGTATATCGCCGGCCAATTGGCCGGTCGAGCGGAGCCATTGGCGCGCGTACTGCACGCGATCGCCGGCCCTAAATATTGTCACCATAAAGCCTCCCCATGAGTTTCGATTGTCGGAACAGCGCGCGCCGGTAGTGGCACGCGCCGCGTGATATACCGGCCATTGGCCGGCGGATAATCAAGCCACTGTATAACCGCATCAAAACAGTCTAAGCGGCCGTATTGCAGGCGATAGCGCATCAATAATCGCGGCCTTTAATTTGTACAAAACCGCCGGCATCGCGTTTTGCTTTGCCCTTAGCATACAGCGCGACGACGACGCGCTCGGGCTCAATATGTCGCACGTCGGTGTCATCGCCGTCAATCACTTGCCAGCCGCGAAATTCGGCCGGTATATCGGCTTGTTTTTGAAAAACGACGGCCGCGCGCTTATTGGCCGGATTAATCAGGCCTTTGATTGAAATCGGTTTCGGCGTGATAGCGCTGAATGAATACGTCAGATCATAATTACCGGCCGTTTTGCCCGTCAGGTTCCGGCTTGGGTGTTTTGTGTAATCGTAGAATTGCACGTCAGCGAATAGCTGGAATATCGTTTTTCCGTCAATCTGGATATTTTCAAACGGGATATCTGACGTGCCATTCGGCCGTACTAACGGGATCAGGCCAAGTTTTTCGGCGCGGCGTGCGTGCGACCATACATCGGCGGCCATGGATAGCATAAACGCACGCTGATTCTCGCGAAAGAATGCGGTTTTCTTTGCCCGTGCCATTTGCACGGCATTAAACGCGCCACGGCCGGCCGATTTCAGGCACGGTTCAAAACAACCTGCCTGTATTGCAAACGGGCAAAGCTTCTCATCCGGTACCAGATAGCAGATAGCAGTCAGATATCCGATTTTTTGGCCTTTGATTGTTTTCGCGGATGATTCACCCAAAATTGGCCGATAAGGTAGGTTTTCACGTTTTAATTGTGCTTTGAATGGGTTTTGCATTTGGCCGGTTCTCCTGTGGGTTAATAAGCAAGCAACATAAAAACAAAGACAGCGAGCGCCGCGAATCCGGCAATAGCACCACATATTTCTGCGAGTGTAGGTTTTTGCATTATTTGGCCTTTGGGTTAATGATTGACACGTATTCGAGCCATTCGTCATCCGTCATCGCATACGATCCAGTCGTTGGTGTGGCCAATTGGGAACCGTTCGGCTCGCGTGTATGCGCGATAACGCGGCCTGATGACAATGTGACGTTTTCGTGTACGTTTTGCATGATTTTCTCCAATTGCTTAAAAATTAGGCAGTTAAGTTACAAAACAATCTGTTGCTGAGCACTATTATAGTCGACCTACAAAAAAATGTACAACATTGTTTTGCATTTATTTTCGCTGCTTTTTGTCGCTAAGGTTGGCGCATTGTGGGTTATGAAAATCGCGCTGATGACCTACGCGATAACCTAGTCTGCTACTAGCTTTTAGCTATTTGTGGGTCATGTAGGCTATTATTTTGTTCAGATTAAATGTTATTTATTTTCGTTATATATATGGCAATAATGTCAGGAATAGGCGCGCATGCAAAAGCGCTGGAGCGATTTAAAACCATAGCCAACATTGCCTACATTGCCTACATAGCTTTTTAGCAACAAAAAAGTTATCCACAGTTTTGATAACAAAAGGGCAATAGAATAACGTCCCGTGAAACATGTTTCACGCGCATGCAAAACGCAAAAGCAAAACGCCCGAAACATTGCCTACATTGCCTACATAGCAGATTGATAACTAGCCTGCCTGTTAGCATAGCCGCTTAGGTTAGTAAGCGCTCACTAACCAGGATGCAGTTAGTGAGTACTTACTAACCTGGCGGCTTGTAAGTGAGCGCTCACTAACCTGGGGGGGTGGGGGGCCGAGCGCAGGCCGGTCGCGTCCACGGAGGTGCCACAAACAATTTTTTTTTATTTTTTACAGCCCACAGCAAACAATTTTTTATTTTTTTAAAAATCCGCTACTATTAAGGCATGTTCAAATCTATCCCGTTCACCCCGCGCAAGGTCGAGGCGACAGAGGCACGTCTCCAGGCGATCTATGACGCGGCAGCTCTAGGCTTGAAGGGCGACTCGTTGGCGTTAGCTGCGGGCATGCTGCCCACCGAGTTCAGGCAGCTGTGCGAGCTTGACCCAGCAGCCGACATGGCCGTGCTTAAAGGACGCGCGGACAGTGAGATCGAGGCCAGCGCCCACCTGCGGGAAGCAGCACGCGCTGGCGACAGCAAAGCGGCGCTCGCCATCCTGCAGCACGTCCACGGCTGGACAGCGCGTCAGGAGATCAGTGTAGACATCACGAACAAGATCAGCATTACGCAGGCGCTGCAACAGGCGCAGGAACGCGTGATCGACGGTCTGATTACCGAACAGAAACCGGAGTATCTGGAACATGCCACAGAACGCACTCGCACCGCAGCCTAGCAATCGGTTGTTAGACTATCTGGTGCAAAACGCGCCGCCTAATCTATTTCCAACTGCCGGACGGGTTTTTCTTGAGTCAATGCAAGGCAAACGCGGCGCTATTACTGAGGCTGATTTTTCGCCGGAAGAACTTAAAAAACTACGCCAAGTTATTGAGTTGACGGAAGGCAGAGGCAATGTGCAATATAAAGATTACGTAAACCAAGCAAGAAAAACTTTAAGAGAAGAGACTCTGCCAAACGTAACCTTACCGCCGTCAATACTCGCCATAACTAGCGATATAGGAAATGTTGCGTCAACTTTAGGTCGGTTTAGGTACGTAAGAGATGCAGATGGTAATCTCCGCGCCATAGACGACTACGACTTTAACCCCGCAGGTACAGCAGGGTACACAAACAGTTTTAACCCGCTTGTGCATTTGCGTCGGTACGCTGGCGAAAAAATGCCGCCCGGCACTGGCCGGCCGGTAAACATCAACTTAGGTAAATAATGGCGCAACAGCCGATCTATGACGCCGAGGGCGAGCAGCTCCTAATGTCGCGCCTCTGGGCGCCGACTATCGCTGACGACCCCGAGGCGTTCGTGTTGTTCGCCTTCCCGTGGGGGCAGCCCAACACGCCGCTGGCCAAGTTCAAAGGCCCGCGCACCTGGCAGCGCAAAATACTGCGCAAGATTGCCGTCCACATCAAGACGAACAAGGGGCAGGTCGACATGGACGCCCTGCGCCAAGCGGTCGCCTCCGGTCGAGGGATCGGTAAGTCCGCGCTCGTTGCCTGGCTCATCTTGTGGATGCTGACCACCCGCATCGGCTCCAGTGTGATCGTCAGCGCCAACTCGGAAGCGCAGCTTCGGTCGGTCACATGGGGTGAGCTGCAGAAATGGGCCACGATGGTCATCAACAACCACTGGTGGGAGTCCAGCGCGACTAAGCTGGTGCCCGCCAAGTGGCTAACCGAGTTGGTCGAGCGCGACTTAAAGAAAGGTACGCGCTACTGGGCGGCTGAAGGCAAGCTCTGGTCGGAGGAAAATCCGGACAGCTACGCCGGTGTCCACAACCACGACGGCATGATGCTGATCTTTGACGAGGCAAGCGGCATACCGGACAGCATCTGGTCGGTCGGTGCGGGCTTCTTTACTGAGCCTATTCTGGACAGGTACTGGTTCGCGTTCTCCAACCCGCGACGCAATCAAGGCTACTTCTACGAGTGTTTCCATGCCAAGCGTAACTTCTGGCAAACGGAGAACATCGACTCACGCACGGTCGAAGACACGGACAAACAGGTATATGAGCAGATCATTGCGGAATATGGCGAGGATTCGCCGCAGGCTAGGGTTGAGGTCTACGGAGAGTTTCCATCAGCTGGCGAAGATCAGTTTATTGGTGCGAGTACTGTCGACGACGCCGCCAATCGGCCAAAATACAAGGACGAGACGGCGCCAATTGTTGTCGGCGTTGACCCAGCTAGAGGCGGCGCGGACGCAACCGTCATCGTCGTGCGACAAGGACGCGATCTAATTGCGATCAAGCGCTACCACGGCGAGGACACTATGACCACCGTTGGCCGGGTGATTGATGCAATCGAAGAGTACCGGCCAGCACTGACCGTGATTGACGAAGGCGGTCTGGGCTACGGGATACTTGACAGACTTAAAGAACAGCGATACAAGGTGCGGGGGGTGAACTTCGGTTGGAAGTCATCCAAGCCGGTCATGTACGGCAACAAGCGGGCTGAGATTTGGGGCGCGATGAAGGACTGGCTGAAAACGGCCAGCATCCCGAACGATCGGCAGCTGAAGGCCGACCTGACTGGCCCCATGAAGAAGCCCGACTCGTCGGGTACGATCTACTTGGAAGGCAAGAAAGAGATGAAGTCTCGCGGGCTGGCGTCACCAGACGCAGCCGACGCCCTAGCGGTGACGTTCGCGTTCCCGATGGCGAGCCGAGAATCGAGTTTTGAGCGTGCAACGCGTCGCAGCGACGGCTACACGCCAAGAGTGGCCGCTGCAACTGGATGGATGGGGGCGTGATGGCTAAGAAAGGCGTGTCGTTAAGTGTCGGACGGGGCGAGAAGCTGCCAGTTAGTAAGGGCGCGGGGCTGACTGCCAAGGGTCGCGAGAAGTATAATCGCGAGACAGGCAGCAACCTGAAGGCGCCGGCACCGCACCCGAAGACGAAGGCGGATGAAGGGCGGAAGAAGTCGTTCTGCGCCAGAATGGGTGCTGTTGCGGCAAGTGCCAAAGACGGCGAACGCGCCAAAGCGGCGCTCAAACGATGGAAGTGCTAAAAAATGGAGTTCCCAGTAAATAGTTTATCGCCGCCAGTTTTAAACGCTCTTGCGGATAAAGCTACGCCGTACTCAAACTATGGGGATATGCTGGCGCAAAACACAAAAGTTAAAAGTAAGAAAACTAAATCGTACGGCAACGACGAAGCAACGTTTCAAAATTGGATTCGGGGCACGGATTGGTTTAAAGAGTTTGTAAATGAGTACGGTGAGGAGCCGGATTTAAACACTAAAGACTACGATTATCGCGCGGCTTGGAAAGCGGGGGTTGTACCTGAACGCGATCCCTACGATAAAAATAGATTTCATTGGCCGTCTTCTCTTTCAAGCGGAAAAATGCTTAAATCGGCGGATCATCCTACGGCGTGGAAAGAGTATTTTATGCGAGACACCGGGGTAAACCCTGATGCGCTGGGCATAAAAACGCCAGAGGACGCAAATACTTACCTAAAAAATAGGCGATAACTGTTATGGCTACGAAACCAGGACTTTACGCTGCAATTCACGCAAAACGAGAGCGAATTAAGGAAGGTTCGGGCGAAAAAATGCGCAAACCCGGCACTTCGGGCGCGCCAACCGACAAAGCGTTCAAACAATCGGCTAAAACGGCCAAAAAGACGAAATAAAATGGATCTTTCGCCCGACGAACAGGCCGTAATTGACTACCACAGGTCAAACTTGTGGCAAGGGCGAGGGCTTCGCAACCCTGACGGATCGACAACGACGTTTAAAGGGTCAGTCATTGGCGCTGACGGCGGGCACATGATTTTGCCGACCTATTGGCACGGTCAAGTGCGAGATATTCCGCAAGCCATGCGTTTTGCCATAAAATCGGGCATCAAGTTTCCAATTTACCCAACAGTTAAGGAAGCATTGGCCGCTGAACAGCGCCTGCACGGCATCATGGAGCAGGATTTGCGCGACTACAATGCCCGACCACAGCCAAAGACGAAATAAATGGACTATACCGGCATAAATAAGGCAGCAAAAGTCGCCGATATTGGCGGTAATCCCCCGCCCGACGACATCAAGAAAGACACGCAAGACGTTCTCGCGACCATGCGAAAACGGCTGACTATGGCCATTTCTGCGCTGTCTGAAAGCCGGGAAGACGAGCTGGACGACCTGCGCTTCTATGCCGGATCGCCCGATAATCACTGGCAATGGCCAGCCGATGTGTTGGCAACCCGTGGTGCAGTGCAAGGTCAGACGATCAATGCACGCCCGACGTTGACGATCAACAAGCTGCCGCAACATGTAAGACAGGTCACCAATGACCAAAGACAAAACCGTCCGAGCGGCAAAGTTATACCCGCTGACGACAACGCCGACCCAGAAGTCGCCGAAATCTACAACGGCATGGTCAGGCACATCGAGTACATCTCTGACGCCGACGTCGCCTACGACACCGCCTGCGAGAACCAGGTCAGCTACGGCGAAGGCTACATCCGAATCCTGACCGAGTACTGCGACGACGACACGTTCGATCAAGACATCAAGATCGCGCGCATCCGCAACAGCTTTTCTGTCTACATGGATCCGACGATCCAAGACCCGTGCGGGTCTGACGCCAAGTGGTGCTTCGTGACCGAAGACCTGCAGCGTGCGGACTATGAGCGCATGTTCCCTAACGCAAGCCCCATCTCGACATTGCAGTCGCAAGGCGTGGGCGACCAGTCGATCTCGGTCTGGATCAATCAAGATACCGTCCGTATCGCCGAGTACTACTACATTGAGTACGAGAAGGCGACGCTGCACCTCTACCCCGGCAACATCACAGCTTTTGAGGGTTCGCCCGAGGCTAAACAGATGAAGCAAATGGGTATTAAGCCCATCCGCACCCGTCAAGTGGACGCCAAGCGGGTCAAGTGGTGCAAGACCAACGGCTACGAGATGCTGGAAGAGAACGACTGGGCAGGCAAGTACATCCCGATTGTGCGCGTCGTAGGTAACGAGTTTGAGGTCGACGGTAAGCTGTACGTCTCGGGTCTGGTGCGTAACGCCAAGGACGCCCAGCGCATGTACAACTACTGGACGAGCCAAGAAGCCGAGATGCTGGCTCTGGCACCCAAAGCGCCGTTCATTGGCTACGGTGGCCAGTTTGAAGGCTACGAGATGCAGTGGAAGACGGCCAACACGCAGAACTGGCCGTATCTGGAAGTTAACCCAGACGTGACTGACGGTTCGGGTGCGGTACTGCCGTTGCCCCAGAGGGCAGCACCACCGCTGCCGCAGACCGGTCTGATTCAGGCCAAGATGGGCGCCTCCGACGACATCAAGTCGACCACCGGCCAGTACGACACCAGTCTGGGAGCAACATCCAATGAGCGTTCGGGCAAGGCAATTATGGCGCGCGAGCGTCAGTCTGACACTGGCACTTATCATTACGTGGACAATCTGGCACGCGCTGTTCGGCACGTAACGCGCCAGCTGGTCGACCTGATTCCAAAAATTTACGATACCCAGCGCGTGGCTCGTGTGATTGGTTTGGATGGTGAGACTGACATGGCCAAGCTCGACCCGACACAGCAAGAGCCTGTGCGGGAGATACGCGACCAGAACAACATCGTCATTGACAAGATTTACAACCCCAACGTCGGTAAGTACGACGTGGTGGTGACCACCGGCCCGTCCTACATGACCAAGCGTCAGGAGGCACTGGATGCGATGGGCATGATCCTGCAGTCCAACCCGCAGCTTTGGCAAGTGGCCGGCGACCTGTTCATCAAGAACATGGACTGGCCTGGCGCGCAGGAAATGGCTGCACGCTTTGCCAAGATCATCGATCCGAAGATCATGGCCGACAGCGACGAGTCGCCCGAGATGCAGATGGCCAAGCAGCAGATGGAGGCCATGTCGCAGGAGATGGATCAGCTGCACCAGATGCTCCAAAGCGTCAATCAGTCGGTCGAAGTCCAAGACATGGAGCGCAAGAACTTCGAAGCCGAGATCAAGGCGTACCAAGCCGAGACTCAGCGCCTCTCGCTCATTGGTGCGGCCATGTCGCCCGACCAAGTGCAAGACGTTGTCATGCAAACGCTGCGCGACGTTATGTCGACCGGCGACTTGGCCATGAGCGAGGGCGGGCTGGAGCTGCCGGGCGAGATGCCTATGATGGAGGAAGAAATGGGCATGATGCCCCAAGAAATGCAGCAAATGCCCCAAGAAATGGGTATGATGCCTCCAGAATCGGCTGAAATGCCGCCACAGGAGCCAATGGCATGAGTTGCGCAAACTTCGTAGGGATACTGTT